TGAGGCACTTCCGCATCAGGGGTTAATTTTATTTTGGCACAAGGGGTTATGGGATTTTTGGCGCAAGGGGTCAAACAAACTTGGCCGCAGGGGGCATCCGCGCTTGGGTTTTCCACCCGAAGACGGCGTTTTTAGTTTCGACGACTTCCCGGCTACACGTCGCCAAGCCGAAGGCATACTTTCCCGACTTACGAAGAAGGTAGAAGCCGTTATAACTACCGGGACGCGGACGGAGTGGCAAGCGGCCTGCGACAAAAGCGACGCTTTTTTAGGTTCCATACTTCGCACGTCCCGGCTAACCCCGGAAGAAGCGGAGAAGTACCAAGCCCGGAACCTCGAAGCCTTACAAGCCTTCCAACAACGTAAAGCCGGAGGTTTGGGGCTTAGTCAGCGCGTATGGAAGTACACGGAAGAATTTAAGACGGCGTTAGAATTGGGTATAGACGTAGCAGTAGGCGAAGGGCGCAGCGCACAGCAGCTCTCCCGCGACCTTCGCCAATACCTACAACAGCCGGACAAACTATTTAGGCGCGTCCGTGACAAGGGCGGAAACCTTCGGCTTAGTAAGGCGGCGAAGATGTACCACCCCGGCCAAGGCGTTTACAGGAGTGCAGCCAAGAACGCCGAGCGTTTGGCACGGACGGAAGTAAATATGGCATACAGGGAAGCCGAATACTTACGATGGCAACAATTAGATTTTGTCGTAGGCTTCCGCGTGATGTTGAGCAACAACCACACCACGAAGGACAGCAAGGGGAAGACCGTACCGCTAACCGACATTTGCGACGAGTTGGCGGGCGACTACCCCAAAACTTTCAAGTTCCTCGGTTGGCACCCGCAATGCCGTTGCGTCGTAGTGCCTATTATGTCCGACTACGACGAGTTCAACAAAGACAGGGCGAACCGATTAAAAGCCATAGTCCGGGGGCAGTCCTACAAAAGCCTTCCTTCCCGTCGCACCGTCCGCGATGTTCCGGCGGCGTTCCGTAGCCACATAGAAGCCATAGCCGACCGTTCTAAGAATTGGAAGGCTATGCCGTACTACATACGCGACAACTTCAATAAGGGCGTTATTTCCGGCGGTTTGCTTCCGTCCATACCGCAGAAAACACAAATGCCGGGAACCACAGCGAAGCCGCCCCAACCCTGTACGGAGTTCGACGGAGAGATAGCCAACTTTAAGACGTGGGCTTATACTTACGGCTTAGATGTGGCTGCGTTGGATGTGCTACGCACGTCCGGCGACCGAGAAGGACTACGCGCCGAGTTGAAGCGGTTGCAGGGCGAATTATTACCACGCCGCGCCGATTGGGTCCACGCCCGTAGCGAGGTGGAAGACTTCGCCAAGACCGCCGTAGGCTACGACGACGTAATTAGCGAGATTAACAAGGAACTAAACGCAACTAAAATCAATACTTCCAATTATTACGGCGATTGCATTAGCCGCCTAAAAGCCTTCTTCGCGTCGCTTCCGGGCAAATTGACAGCAGCCAAGGCAAAGGCGGCAAAGAGCGGCGACAAACCACACCCGGCACTAATACGCACATATACAACGGAAGCCGAAGTAGACAAAACATTTAAGGCTATTAACAAGGGATTGAAGGGCGGCAAATGGTTTGAAAACGGCGACCTTAAATTAGGATTGGAAAGGGACCCCGGAAACAACGGCTCAACATATATGGACGGACGCACATACCTAACCGCTACGCGCTTGAAGTTGGTAAAATCGGCATTAGGGAAAATAGCCGCCGGAACGTCCGACACAATTACCGACCACGAAGCGGACGCGATGGCTACTTTTTGGCACGAAATTACGCACAACAGGAATAAGCACGGTAATATGGTATTAACCAAGACGGAACGCAGCTACATGGAATTGGCTAACGAGTTCGTAGCGCGTAAGACTTTGCCGGAGTTCTACGCCGAATTGGGATGCGGGAAAACGCCACAACCACAATACATAGATAACCGAGCGTCCACCGGGTACAACGGTATGGTAAACACATACGACAGCGTTATAAAGAAGTGCGGATTAGACGCTACAAAAGTATTAGACAGCGTTAGGAAACACCTGTATAATGAAAAATATACCGACCAAGTAAAAGGGTTAAAAGACGGTTTAGTAGCGGGAGGTTTGATGCACTTAGACGGAACACCCGCAAAGGCTTCGGAAATTAACCGAATAGTATCCCTTTGTAAAATGGGTTCAACCATAACCGTAGAAAACTACCTACGAACACAAGGTTTTATAAAATAAGAACCGGGGCAATGTCGCCCCGGTTTACTATTCGTTGAAGAATTTAGCGAAGTCGTCTTTATATTGTTCTTCTACCGCCGCCGCTAATTCTTTGTTCCCGGTTAATTCTGCGAGTTCCGACAGCCCAAAGCCGTTATTAACCGGGGTTGTTTTAAGATTGGCTAAATATTCTTCCTTTGTCAGCCCCGCTGTTATTTCGTCTATTACCTTCGCGTCCGTCGTGAAGTCGTAAATAGTCTTTTTATGTAAGTTGTTGTAGTCCATAGTCTAAAATTTAGTGTCAAAGCGGGCATAGTCCGAAGGATAACGACCGATACCGAAGGCGTTAACTGCGCCGTCATAAGTGACGAAACCTCCGGCCAAAACGTCCGCCACGCCGTTAAGTTCTTCGGAAGGAAGTGGCGCACCTTCGACGGAAGGGAATAGGGAAGTAACAACCCGGTCAAGTTCGCGGAGTGCTTCGCGCCGGGTTTTACCGTGGCTAATACTAATCTTTGCCAACGCGGAAGTAATACCCGAATAGCGAATTTCGGGAAGTAGTGTTTTAGCGTATTCGTCCACTATTTCGGTACACTTACGCTGTAATATTGGGTTTATTCGAGGTATATAGTTATCCATTTTGGCTATATTTGGCTTCGATTGTTACGTTACTAATTCGGCAGTCTACAACGTCGCCACTATCAGCGAGAGCGGGAACGACGGACACGCCTACGGCTATATTTACGTCCGTGGCATACGCCCCGGCGAATTGCTTAACGGCTTCCGTTATGCTGTATTCAAATTCCGCCTTCTTCGTAAAGAACAATTCGGCGGGGGTTAAGTTCTTTTCTTCCATAGTTGTAATGGGCTTTAATTCAAACGCAAAGATACGACAATAACGCACCTAATCCAAATCAGCCAACCACGACAACCGGGAAGACCATACCCACCAAGGCGCACCCATAACCGTATAACGTGGAACGGGCGTAACTAATTGTTACCAACCAAAAAAGTCAATAGCAAAAACTACTCAATTCGTATTAGAATAATACGCCTACTTCATCGCAAGGACTTTATTAAGCCGCGCCGTAAACTTTTCATCGTCCGGGAATACGTCGAGAGCCACGCGGATAACGCGCAGTTCGTTCTCTTTGTCCTTCGCCTTCCGATACAGAACACAAAGCCGCCAATAGGCATGAAACGCCGGATAGCGCAGCTTTATACATTCTTCGTAAGTAGCAATAGCCGCCGGAACTTCGCCGCGCTTTTCAAGTTCCAAACCTTTGTTATTGAGTTCGGCGGTAGTGTATAAAAGTCGCTCCCGTCGTTCCGCTTCCGCTTTATAGGCTTCGGCTTCTTCATAGTCCGCGACCGATACAACTATGTTGTTATAGCCATTCCAAGAAGCGCGGTTACAGGCTTCCCAATAATACTCGTATTTAGACCAACCCGCCAACCCGCGACCCGGAGCGAAAAAGGAAACAGGAACGAGCCGCTCACATTCTCCCGGCGTAGTTTCGCAAGAATCGGGGTTAGTTTCGTTGGCTTCCTTCCGTTCCGACCAAGCCGCCAATTTATCAGCGTCCGGCGTTGGTATTGAGTATTCACGCCCCTGCACACGGATAGAGAGCGAAGCCGGAACGTCGGATGTTTCGGGGCTATTCGTGCTTCGCTTTGATACACGGGCTATAACAACAATAAGAATACAGACCACAAAAGTAGCCGATAAAACGAAGCCTACAAGTTCCATTATTCCGCCCTCACTTCAATAGTTGATGATTGAACCCCGCCGCTGAATGGATTGTAGCCCTTAAATTCCGGGGCAACGGTTAAGGTATAAGTTCCGGGGGTTACGTCCGGCGTATATTTCATCGTGAACGGATAGGCAGAGGAAGACCCGATAACAACGCCGTTAAGAGAATACGACACAGCGGTAACAAAACCGTCATTTTGCCACGGAGTATTAACAGCCCCATACGGAAATAGCCGGAGGTCATAACGTCGCCCTATTGTAAGGGTACTTACATTCTTGTTATAGTCGTTTGGATCCGTGAAAAAGCCGCCCAAGGCGGAAGAATAACTTACCGTTGCTTCCGGCTCATCGTCGGACGTTGTGGAAGTGCAGCCAACCAAGAGCGCAACGGGAAGGAGCAAAGAAAGTAACAACTTCTTCATAAATTGAGTAACTTTGCGCCACCGCCCGAAGCAGCAGGGTAAGACACACGAAAAAAGCGCGGACTATATAGGTTTGAGTATTTGCGGCATCGCCAAACGCCTTACGAAAACAAACCGTATAGCCGCGCTTCATCGGTATATCGGGGTAAGGATATACGACGCTACGCGCTTAGGTTCATTCTTCGTAATTTGTTAATTTGGCGATTTTCAAATACTAAGAACCTATCGCTTCTTCGATAAGTAGCCGGATTTTTCCCCGGCAACACCGCAAAGTTACTGCAAATAATTCACATTCCGCATATAAAAGCCTAACAAAGTGTACGGCAATAGCCGCCGAGCGTTGGAAGTTTCGGCGAAGTGTTTGCCGCCCCTTATTCAAACTTGTATTAAGGTAATACGCTAACTTTGCACTATGTTTAAGTAACCCCCACTACAAATTTTATGGACGAATTAACATTAGCAATTTTAGCCCTACTGCAAGAAAAATTCGCAGGCGAGCGAAAAGACGGTTTAACGCAGCTTGCGGCCTGGAAAACCCAAGCGCGGATGCCCCCTGCGGCCAAGTTTGTTTGACCCCTTGCGCCAAAAATCCCATAACCCCTTGTGCCAAAATAAAATTAACCCCTGATGCGGAAGTGCCTCA